AAATAGCTCGCGGTCGCGTGCCGATCTGCACCGGCGGAACGCGCACGATGACCTTGCGGATGAAGGCGAAGCCGAACCGGCCCGAGTCAACGCGCTTGGCCTCGCGCTCGGGATTCTCGAAGGTGCCGTCGTGCACCCATTCGACGCGGTACTCCGGTATTTCGTCGCCCTCTTGCAGGGCATCGAAGAGTGCCGGCCCATTATGACGGCAAGCCATGTCGTAGACCTTGCCGCGCCCGGATTCATGGTCCTCGACATGCACAATCACGCCGAGCGCGAAGAGCGCGCCCAGCATCTCCGGATGGCTGTCGATAGTCTCGTGGAGGATCAGCAGCCGGCCGATCCGGTTGGAATTCGGATAAAAGATTTCCATGTCAGCTCTTTTTCCTGCGGACCTTCGGAGACTCGTCCACTGCTGCAGTCTCGGCCTCGCCTTGCTGAATAATCTCCGCGACGGGCTTGCCCTGCTCGTCTTTCGCCTCGAGAAGAATCTGCCGCGCGGAACCCGGGGGGCGGATGATCGCGCCCGCATCAAAGTTGCGCCATTTGCGCAGAATGCGGATGGCGATCTTGTCGGCGATCCTACTGGTGTCAATCTTTTGTGCGATCTTGCTCGTATCCATCTTGTTCATCGTCTCGCCTCCTGCGGCATACCGCCCGCGTCGTAATCGTTGGTCGTCTGGTAAATCGGCTTCAGGTCGCGCCCCGGCCAGGTAACGACTTCCTGCAGGTGCCCGACCACGATGCGCGGCGCAAGAAAAAGCGTCCGGCCGGTCTCTTTCCAGTGGTGCCAGAAGCGGATGTCCGCGTCCTTCCTGCCAGCGCTCCAACGCCCTTCCTCGTTCGGCGTCCCGTTCATCCAGGGGCGCTCGAAGGTGCGCAGCTTCTCGGCCCGCAAGATCGTCAGCCCGAAGTGTCCATGGCTCACCGGCAGCAGGTTCCGCGCGAGCTGGTACATCCCGATCGACGGGACCGGCTTGCCGTCCTTCCCAAGGATTCCGAAGAGCGCGTGATCGCTCGCGCGCTTGCTCTCGAGTGGAAACACCGCGTCAGCCTCGGGGCAAGCCTCCATCAGCCGGTACAGCTCGAGCACGTCCTCGTAGCCGAACACAGTGTCGTAGTCGCAGGCGATCACGTAGCGCACCACCGGCTCGGCGATCTGCGACTCGAGCAGCTCGCTCAGCACCTGGTGCCAATACGCGCCGCCCGCCATCTGGTAAGGCACGCGCGCGCGGCCGAACGCGGTCGACGCGACGCGGAAGTGCATCACCGGCCCGAAGCGCGGCGCCGAGAGCACCGCCACCGTGTTCGCGCAGAACTTCGCCGGGCCCGAAGGCTTGAAACCGCCCAGGTTCAGGCTCACCGGCAGCGCCGCGCAGTCCTGGAGCTCCGAGGTCCACTCGTGGATCCGCTCGAGCCCGAGGTCGAGGAAGAGCTCGGTCAGCAGCTCCCGGTCGAAGCCACATCCGTGCCGATCGCGCTCGTTGACGTGCCCGCCGTACACGTAGCCCTGGATGTTGAAGGGCTTGCCGTCGAGATAATCCTTGGCGATCTTCTCGAAGTCCGGCACCGCGATCCGCAGCAGACCTCCGGGGGCGAGCTTCGCAATCCAGTGCTTCAACACCGCCGCGACTTCCGTGTGCGAAAAATGCTCGAGGACGTGCGAGGCGCGGATCTCGGCGCAGCTCGCGTCCTCCAGCTCGTCCTCGCCGCTCTTCAGCGGATAGAGCGAATCCCCCCTCTTGCCATCCAGGTTCTCGAAACCCTCGAGGAGCTGGTCACCGCTGCCGAGGTTGAGCCTCATGCGATCGCGCGGGTCGCGGCGAAATCCACCACAGCACGGCGCAATCCTTCATTCAACGCAATTCGTGGCTCCCAGCCGAGCGAACGAATGCGACTGGAGTCCATGAGCTTGCGCGGCATTCCGTCAGGCTTCGAGCGGTCGAATTCGATCGAACCCGTGTAGCCCGCCGCCCAACAGCATTCCAGGGCAAGCCGCGCAATGCTGATTTCGCAACCGGACCCGACGTTCCAGATGCCCGCGGCCCTTTGTTCCATCATTAGGACGCAGGCCTTCGCCAGATCGTCGACGTGCATGAACTCGCGCAATGGAACACCGCTGCCCCATACCGACACGCTGCGCGCGCCGGTTTCGAGCGCTTCGCTCGCCTTGCGAATCAGCGCCGGCAATACGTGCGATCGCGCCGGATCGTAGTTGTCACCAGGCCCGTACAGGTTGCACGGGACAGCGCAGCAATAGCCGGCGCCGTTCTCGTAATTGGAACCGATCGCTTCCACCAGCCTGGCCGCGGTCGCTTTCGCCAGCCCATAGCCCGCGTTCGTCGGCTCGAAAGCGCCGGAGAAGAGATCCTGCTCGCGCATCGGCTGCGCGCAATCGCGCGGGTACATGCAGCTCGATCCCAGATATAGCAATCCCCTGACTCCGCAAGCGGCCGATTGCAGAATGATGTTTACGGCCATCTGCAGGTTGTCGGAGAGAAACGCCGCGGGGAACATCGAGTTCGCGAGAATTCCTCCGACGCGGCCCGCCGCCATAAAGACGTAATCGGGCCTCTCGCTGTCCAGGAACCTCCGCACCGCCGCCTGGTCGCAGAGCTCGAGCTCCTCGTGTGCGCGAACGACGATATTTTCGTGACCAGCCGCGATAAGCGCCCTCCTGATCGCTGAGCCCACCATGCCGCGATGTCCGGCAATCCAGATCTTCATGCTCCCTCCTGTCGAAGCCCTGAGCGAAGACGCGGCATCCGGTCAGGAAACCGGGTTTCGGGTGCCCCCTAGCCGCGCCTGTGCTGCTCTTTTCGAGATGCCCGCAGCCGCACAGGCGCCTTGAAAAAAACGGGCCCCGCAGGGCCCGTTCTCACAGATTTGCTGCGAATCAGCCGTCGACCACCGCCGACATCGCCGAACGCGCGACGCTCGAGGTCTTCGCCTTGCCGAGAGTTGCGACCGCCGCGAGCAGTTGCGTCGCGCCGTCCGGGCTCACCACCACCCGGAGATAGCGCTTGCGGCTGCGGCAATCGACGTTCAGTCGCACGATGGTCGGGGCGGCCCCGGCCGGCGGGATGACGAACCCGTTGGTGGCATCGCCGACGAAGCCGGTGATGTCCGCGAAGTTCGTCGCGTCCGTGGTATCGGCTTGCTGCAGCTTGAGCACCGACGGGTTGGAGGTCGTCGAGGCCTGGCTGTCGAGCGCGACATCGACCGCGGCTTCCTCGAAGCCGAGCCGATCGATGATTCCCGTCGCCGTGGCGCCCGAGGTGACCGATTGCGGTTTGATGGCGACTATCGTCGCCGTGTTTTGAAGCGGCATCATGTGTGTTTCTCCTAGCGAATAGAGGGAAAAGGGCCAGCGCGAGCCAGCCCGGATTCATATCAGGCGTGGATCAGGTCGTTCCGACCAACACCGCGAACGGGGGTTTGACCGTGGTCGACCCCAGATCGTTGATGTTGATGTCGAAGCGCTCCGTTCCCTTGATGCCGATCTGGTCCTGTTCCCAGTACTGCTCGTTGGAAAGCGCGATCCGAATGCCCCGGCGATCGCCCATCGTCGCGGCCTGACGCAGATTGCCGAAGGCGATCATGACGAGACCGTTGTAGGTCGCGGCCGAATCGTCCGGGAACACCGGACTCACCTCGATGGGATAGCCGAGGAATGTCGGCCGCGTCGCGTTCGACAGGACGTCCGCAGTATTGCCGCCGCCGGCGATCTTGATCGCATTGAATACGACCTCCTGCGCCGTCGGACTGCAATACCAGGCTGCTCCGCGCTTGGCGAACTGCGGCAGAGCGGACATCAGCTTCAGCAGGTCGCTGGAGTTGATCTCGCCCAAGGTGTCGTGCGTGGAAGCCGCCGCGATCTTGGCCTTGGTGAAGCCCGCCTGCAGGGCCTTGACCAGGATTCCGACGATGCCGCCGTCCGTGCCGATGCCGGTGCCGGTGAAACCGACCGTGTCTTCCTTGATTGCGAAGGCATAGGCGATTTCCTGCGCCATCGTGTCGGCGAGGTCGATGATGGCGTCTTCGCTGACTTCCGAAGACATGCGAGTGAGCACCATCAGCTTCTTCGCCACCAGCTGCACGTTGTCCCAGCTGGCGTCGCTCAAGGTTCCACCCGTGTTCTCGGCCGTGAAGAAGGCCGTCACCCCGCCGACTCGCCGCGGGACGTTGCGGGTATCGGAACCCATCGGCATGACGCGGCAGACCCGACGGAAGAGGCCATATTCCTCGCGCAGGTCGATGATGGACCGCTCGAGTTCCTCGGGGACAAGAGCCCCGCCCGCGGTGCCCACACCGCCACCGAGCGCCGCACGCACGCCGACGCCGTTCTTGCGGCACCAGTCCTGCGCATTGACGTTGCCGTACAGCGTGGCGTAGAGCCACATGCCGGCGCGGTAGGCCTGCATCTGCCCCTTGGAAGTCTTCGGGAAGGCGACCAGCCTGCCGTAGGAGCGCGGGATCTCGATCCGAGTGCCGACGTCAGTGGTGCGGATCGTGGCCTGGGGCTCGTCCTCCGGATCGTCAACTTCGGGCTGGCCGCTCGGCTGTCTCCTTGCTGCGGGCTGCGGCCTCGGTTCGCCGAAGGTCGGCGTCGCGACGGACTCGAGCTTCATGCGGCGCTCGATGTCGGCCTTCATTTCGGTGAGACGGGTGATGGCAGCGTCATATTTCACCTGCTCGTCCGCCGTCATGGCGCGGTCCTCAGTGTCCGCCAGGTCGAGGATTCCCTCGGCCTCGGATACCAGAGCCGCGTATTCCTGTTTCAGTTCGGTAACGGTTTTCATGCGTTCTCCGTGAAAATGGGCAACAAAAACCCGCGCGCGGCGGGCTCGCTTCGACAGGTCCCGGCATTCGGGCCGGCGCATCGGGCTGCTTTGGCGCCCGGGCGTGTGACGCCTGTCGGCGTCTAGATTTTAGTGAGCTAAAGCTACCGCAATCTCCCCAACCATTTCGTCTGCTAGATTAACCAGCGCGCGTTCGCGCCTCGGAAACATCGTGGCAACAAGTTTCTTCACCAAAGAGTAGATAAAGTCGGTCTCGATTGAGCCAGCGGGGTCCACGTTCTTGAGGAACGCGAGCGCCATGGATACGACACATTTACGTCGCAATTCTACAATCGATGATTCAAGTTCCTCGCAGGATAAGGGCGTGATTTCCCGAATCCGTCCGCGCCGAATTTCGACAAATGGAATATTGGTTCCGCAAACAATTTCCCTAAGATCTGTATGTTGAACACAGATTTCCAGAATATCATCGTGCTCCGTTTCTCTCATATCGGAAATTATGCTTTCGGCGGGAAGCCCTAGCGCCTGGAGCATTGATTTCCTCGATATCCTCAGAATGCCAATCCGGGCACTGTTGGTGCATCTCTTGTCGCGGGTCACGATGTGACTTCCTTAAGCGCCTCGAGCTTCTCGCGCCGGCGTGTCATCTCTTCGGCATGCGCATTCTTCGCCGCGGCGATCGCCTTCGGCACTGGAAATCCGTATTTCGAGAAATCGAATTGCGCCAGCGCTGCGGCCCGTACCGGCTCATCGACTACATCGGCGAGGCCGAATTTGACGGAATCTTCGGCGCTGAGCCAGGTTTCGGCGTCGAGCATCTCGACGAGTTTGCCACGCGCGAGCTTCTCCCCGGTCTTGCGCAGATATGTCACGATCGAACTCTGCGCCATCTGGTCGAGGTCATCGGCGGCCTTGCGCATGATCTTGGCGTCCCCTGCGGCGAACATCCAGGGGTTGTGGATGAACATCATCGCGTTTTGCGGCATCTCGACGCGATCGCCGGCCATCGCCACGACCGAGGCTGCGGAGGCAGCCACGCCGTCGATGCGCACGTTCACCTTGGCTTTCAGCGTGCGCAGGAAATTGTGGATCGTGATTCCCTCGAAGAACTGGCCACCAGGAGAATTGATGCGCACCTTTAACTCGTCATCGCTGCCCAACTTGAGCGCCTTGATCTCCTTGACCAGGTCCTCGGCCGCAACGCCACCGCCAAAGAACCCGCGGCCGATCTCGTCATAGATGAAGACCTCGGCGATGTTTCCCTGCTTGGCCTGGACGCGGAACCACTGGCGCGTCCCGACCTGTGCATCATGCGGCTTGGGCATCGTCATCTCCTGATAGGATCAGTCTTTCGAGCGCCTCGATCTTGCGCGCCTGCAGCTCCGCAGGCGCGATGTTCTGCTCCTCGGCTATGAGGTTGAGCTGCTGCGCCAGTCCGCAGTATCGACCGGCAAGTTCGGATGTCACCCCGAGCCATTCGCACATCGAAGAGCGCACTTCGAAGTAAGTGTCGCTACGCCTCGAT